GTCCTCTAAGAGGCTGTCGAGTTCTGAGGCGACCTCGGTAAGAAGCAGGGTGGCGCGGGCGGCGTAGCTCCGTTCGGCACGGTCTTTCACGGCCTGCGCTTGAGCGGCGGCGACTTGATCGAGGGAGCGGATGGGCCTGTTCAAATAGTCAGAGCCAGCGAGCGGGCGTGTCGTATCGACTTCGACAATGCGGAGGGTGTCGGACATGGGTCAGGCTTCCGCCGAGGATGCGCGCTTGATGCGCTCCACGGAGCCGTCGAGACGATGCAGGTAAACCGTGTCGTGCCAGTTGAAGTCGTATTCCTGGCTAATCTCAGGCTCGGCGCTACCTTCGCCCCAAGCGGAAGACCATCGATCGCCACAGCAAGAGCAATCGAGACCGCTTTCGCAGCCATCGAAATAGATGCCGAGACGGCCCGCGAGGGAATCGGCTTCTTGCGCGTCCCTCGCCTCTATCCATACGCGTGGGCCAATGCCCTTCGCATCGTCAATGTCGAATGAACCGCCGCTGTTGTTCTGGCTGTATTCGAAAAATTTCGCCTGCTGTGCCATTCTCGTCTCCGCCGGGTTCGTTCCGATTACGCTTGGGGATCAACGTCGAGCGCGCGCAGGGCCGCGTCCACGGCGGCAAGCTCTGCCGTCGCGTGCGCCACTAGCGCGTTGCGGAATCTCTCTAGGAGAGCGTCAGGGACCGGCTCTGAGGCTGTCCCGTCATCGGCAATGAATACTGAGAAGGCCGAAGCCCGCGCGTAGCGCTCAAGGCGCGTCTGCGCTTCCGTCCGGTCAACGACCAGGCGGGCGATGGTCTCGAATTGGGATAGCGGGATGGACATAAGGCGCTCCAAGTTGGTGAGCAAACCTTATGCGCATAAATGCACACGGTCAAGAATAAATGCGCACGCTTGCGCAAATTATTTTAGCGGAGCGTTATTCGCCCAGCCATTCGTAGGGGTCGAGCGCTCGATAGACGTTCTTTACCCGCGACATCGGTATCACAATGTCTTGAGCTTTTTCCGGGTTGAGCTGGTTGAGGAACAATTCCTTGGCGGTGCGGCGTTTGAGTTTCTTGATGAGGGCGGCACCGTTGCGATCGCCATTCTCTGGGTGAAGTTCGACCAACACCCAATCGCCGGGCGTTGCCGGTCGATTTGGATCTACATAGACGCGCTTGCCTGGCCGAAAAACCGGGCTCATCGAGTCATTAGAAATGTAAACCGCGAAGGCGTTCATCACGCCGGCCAGCGCCGGTACGCGAGGGGCATAACCCGCCGTCTCGCCATTAAAGTAAAACTCGCCCGAACCATCACCACCAACCGCAGTCCCATAAATAGGCACATCCCTGGGCCAAGACCGCACATTTGGGAGACCCCTTACCCCATCTGCGGGAATGGCTTCGTTCGTTATATACTGATTATCATCTTGGGAATCGCCGGTTAACGAATCGTTAGCGGGGGTGCTGCTGGAAATAAGTTCCGGTGGAATAGTCACTTTGCTCGCATCCTGCACCTTTAGAAGCGTCGTCAGGCTGTAGCGCCCCGCCCATTCAGGATCGTTTAGGGGCCGGTTGATCGTGGACGCATGAACGCCCGCGCGCAACGCAAGGCCCTTGCCGTCCAGCCCCGTCTTTGCGAGCACGGCGCGGATGTAAGCGCGTTGCTTTTCAAGTAGTTGGTCCATGGTGCGCATTAATGCGTATCTCTGTGTGCAATGCAGCAAGAAAAAATGCGCTTGCATGTGCGCAAATATGCGCTCAAAGTGCGCACATGGACCTCAATTTGACGATTCCAGAGATCGAGACGCGCCTGAGAGAGGCGGGGATCACGGTCGATGAGTTCTGCGAAAAATGTGAAATCGACCGCGCGACGTGGCAGCGCTGGAAGCGCACCGATGATGGCCGCACGACGCCGCGGCTCGACGTGTGGCGCCGGGTTGTTGCGAACGTGCCGCAGGCGAAGGGCGAGGCGGCCTGATCGTGACCGTATATTTCATCCGCGCCGGGGATACCGATTGGGTGAAGATCGGATGGGCGATTGACGCTGAGTTGCGACGCCGCGATTTGCAGTGTGCGCATTTTCTGCCGCTCAAAATCATCCGCACCATCGACGGCACCGCAGCCGAAGAGGGCTGGTTGCATCGCCATTACGATAGCCGCCGAGGCTTGGGCGAGTGGTTCGAATATTGCCCGACCATGATGACCATAGAACCCCCGACAGCTTTGGATACGCCGCTTGACCGCGCCGCGCGGTCGGCTGGCGGGTTTCCGAAACTTGCAAAGAAACTCGGCTGCTCTGCCGCCGCCATATACCAGTGGGACAAGGTGCCCGTTGAGCGCGCAATCCAGATCGAGCGGCTGACCGGTATCTCGCGACAAGAGCTGCGGCCCGACATCTTCGGCGAGGCCGCCTGATGGCCGTCTACTTCATCGAAGATACGGCCACTCGCCGGATAAAGATCGGCACCGCCAAACGGCCGAGAGAAAGGCTGATCAATCTTCAAGTCGGTTTGCCTACGCATCTCAGGCTGTTGGCTGCGATTCCGGGGAAGGCCAAAGAGGAGAAGGCGCTTCACGAGCGATTCCATTCAGCCCGGGTAACTGGCGAGTGGTTTGAGGCTACTCCCGAGCTTCTTGCTTTCATCGAACCGCTTGGATGTGTCGATGATGAGCCAGCGAAGCCCAGAAACGAGCGCGTCGCCGCGCCGTTCGAAGAAGTAGGGGTTACGTCCGCCCTTTCCGTGCTTGCTGCTGCGGAGGCGCAAAGACTTAAGGCCGTCGTCATCAATCTTGATTCTCCGGAAAAAGCGCTACGGCTGGCATCCCGCGAGATGGCGAAAGTTGGCGTTTGCATGGCCGACCATTGCCTCTCTGACGACGAAATTACTCCAGCCGCCGCACGTGCAATGGAGCGGCACGTCGAGCGGGCGATGGGTGCCGTTCTCCAGCTCTCCGATTTCCTCGCGGCGCTTCATGCGAAAGGTGCCTCGTGATGAACAGGTGGCAACCGATCGATACGGCACCGAAGGATGGCTCTCTCATATTCGGTTGGATTCCAGGCTCATGCTACGCAACCGAAATTGTTTTTATGCGATGGGATTCGGATGGCCCTTCCGACTGTATCGGTTGGTGGTGGGAGGCGGGCGATCACGGCGGGATGCTTGATATCGACCCGACGCACTGGCAACCGCTCCCCGAGCCTCCGGTGTCCGCATGACCCGCAAGCGCATCTCTTCTCTCGTCAAGGAAGCCCGTGCGGCTCAACAGGTGAGGGGATGAGCGATCTGCAAGCTCTCATCGAGAAGCTGGAAGCCGCTACGGAAGGGTCGCGCGAGCTTGATGCTGAAATCGCGCTCGCCTGTGGATGGCGTTTCAATAAAGGAACCGTCTATTCGTATCACTGGCTTGATCCACAAGGCGCGCATAACGCTGTGCCTAGCCCATTTACCGAATCGCTTGATGCCGCGCTGACGCTCGTGCCGGAAGGGTGGGGATACCAGCAAGGATCGCATCCGAGGGCCGCGTGTAAGGCGTGTGCTTTTTGTTTCGAAGGCGCTGACGATTTCCACAATCAGCCGCCATCGTTTGCGCCGACTCCCGCACTTGCCCTCTGCATCGCCGCTCTCAAAGCGCGAGCCGCTCAATGACCGCATCATTCCGCCATCTCGACGGCCGCGCTGACATGAGCCACCGCCGTAATTTCCTCTCCCCGCGTGTCGATCTCCACCACGCCATGTGCAAAGTGGATGGAGAAGCGTCGCGCCTTGATGGCAGTGTCCTGTCCGTGTCTGAGGTTGATGACCACGGGCTTACCGTCGTCCCCGATCAATGCTGCCCAAAGCGCTTTCGAGCGTTTACAGCATGAACAGGTCATCGTTTCCTCGCCGGTACTCGGTTCCTCTGTGGGATGAACCCAGCCCCTTCGTCGGCGAGCCATCTACGCCATTTAAGCCAGCGCGCAAGCCTCGTAATGGCTCTCTGCGCCGGTTCGTCTCCGATATTGATAACCACTCGACCTCGCTCAGCGTCGCTTCCTGCCAGGGCTCCGGCGCTCAGCTTGTCGATCTCGTCCATACCAACTCAACTCCGTGTCTCCGTGAACGAGAACTTTCTCGCACACGGAGCCCACTATGCGACAGAGACCACGCGGACCCCTCATGAACGCAGCAAGCATCTTGACAAGCGTTTGGCCATACTCGACCGCGAAGCATTTCGCGGCGGTGGCTGGATGCACCCCGAGGCAGGCTAAGCGCATTATCACAACCGGCCGCGTGCCGGCGGGTCTTACGAAAATATTCTTAAGGGTCACAGACCGGGAAATAGAAAAGAACCGGCTGGGATTAGAGGCTCTACAGCAGGAGCTACGCCAAATTGAGCTACAAGAAGTGGCAGATAGAGCGGCGCATCGCCGTGAGACGAATGTGGGGCCGAATCCTGCTTTGGATTCGGGATCGCCTGATGAAGCAGCGCAACTTGCTCTGAGCCTCCCTGAGAACGGGGATGGCCGATGAGCAAACAACGGTCGCCCCTTCTCGAAGAATTCAGCCGCCTTAGGGCTGAGGGGAAGAAGCCCAGAATCACCGATCTTTGGCTGCGCGCGAGCAAGTACGACGCGCTCGAAGCTTACTCGAAGGACATGGCCGTCAAGCACTCGACCGCGACGTTCCACATAGCGCGCGAGCCGCTGCGGGACCGTGATGGAAGGGATCGGGGGAATGTCTAGTTTCTGGTACGGCCTCATCATTGGCTGGCTATCGGCATCCCCTCTGCTGCTGATCGTGCTGGCTTTGTGCTCCATGGCGGCTCGGCAGGATGACAGCGAGGGGATGCGATGATCCGGCCTCTCGCGATCGATCTCTATTGCGGTCTGGGCGGCTGGACAGAAGGCTTGCTTGCCGAGGGCTATGACGTAATCGGCTTCGATATCGAGCGGCACGTTTACGGCGAGCATCGCTATCCGGCGCAACTTGTCGTGCAGGACGTGCTGACGCTCCACGGCTCGCAATTCCGCGACGCCGCGCTAATCGTCGCGTCGCCGCCGTGCCAGGCATACAGCTATCGCGCCATGCCATGGAAGCGCGCGAAGGCATTGCCGCCGCCCGACAACAGCTTATTCGAGGCGTGCTTCCGTATCCAGAAAGAGGCTTGCGAAGCCGCCGGGCATCATATCCCGCTGGTGGTCGAGAACGTCCGCGGAGCGCAGAAATGGGTGGGGCGAGCTCGGTGGAACTTCGGATCGTTTTATCTTTGGGGCGATGTGCCGGCGCTGATGCCGCTGACATTTAAGGCGTACAAATCAACTGGCATGAATTGGAGCGACCAGACGAAGCGCGGGCAGGACTTCACGCGCATCGCTGGCAATCAGGCGATCAAAAATAACGGTGGCTCTTGGTTCAACATCGGATCACCAGGACAAAAAGAAACAAATCGTAATCCCGTGCATGCACTTGCGGGCATGAAAGGCGCCGGCAGCTCTTGGTTCATGGAGAACGATTCGCCGATGCGCCAAGGAAACAGCAAATCACCCGCCCGCAAATTCGCCAGTGCGATGATCGCCAAGATACCGCTGCCGCTCAGCCGACACATCGCCGCGACTTACCGACCGAAAGATTATGAGGTCGCCGCATGATCGCCGCTCTTTCCACTCTCGGCATCATCGGTATCTGCATCGTCGTGGTAGCGATCTTTTACGTGATCAACCACGCCCAGCCTAATCGGAACTACGGGCGCAACTCTAGCCGAAAGACAGGGCTATGAGCGCCGTTCAAGAGCTTCGTGCAGAGACCCGGGGAGACGGTGTGGCGCCGTATGAGCGTGCAGCCGTCTCAGAGGCAAAGGTTACGATCGGTTCGCCCGGTGGCCTAGCCGCGGTCGGTGGAAGCCCGACACCAATTTCAGAGCTTCCCGAAGGGGAAGGGGCCGCTTCATTCGGCCTGCGCCGTCATGGCGTGAACCTCCCTAAACTCGCGGCCGGGCTTCACGGCTCGGCCGCTCTTTCCGAGGAGGGGTGAATGGCTCGCAAGCCGCGCGCGAAAGACAAGCTCGACACAAACCAGCCGATCACGGCGAAGGATTTGCAGGACTTGCGGGAAGCCTCCGTCCCATCCATTCGCGCGATGATCGACGCGGCTGTGATCCTGGCCGGCGCGCGAACTACCGCCACTCAGAAGGGCATCGATTGGTCGCAGTTTAAAGCGCTTCTCAAGGCGGAAATTCTCGACGGAGACGATGACGGAGAGCGCGTCTCAAACATTCTCAAAAAGGCGGATACGGCAACGGCCTATGCCGACATGCTCGGCATCGGGCGGCAAACTTTTATTTCTGCCGCTTTCGACCCCGTTACCGGCGAGGTACGCGCCGATGCCTAAGGGCAACAAATTCCACGCCAAGCGCTGCACGCTCGACGGCCATTCCTTCGATTCAATGGCAGAGCGCGGAAGGTATTGCGATCTCGTCCTGATGCAGAAGGCGGGGGAGATATCCGACCTGCGCGTGCATCCGAAATACGAGCTGACAATCGGCGGAGTGAAGATCGGCACGTTTACGCCAGACTTCCGCTACCAGAACGCTACCGGCACGCTCGTGATCGAGGATGTGAAGGGCACGATGACGCAAGCCGCCTCGCTCCGTATCCGCGTTTTCGAGGCGTGTTACGGCCTGACCGTCACGATCATCGGCAAGAACGCATCGAAGGTGCGGAAGTTCAAGACGAAGGTGGCCGCATGAAACGGGGCAGGATCGAAATGCCCGACGATGCCACCATTCGTCTCATGTGGGCCGCTGGGAAAACCGGCTCCCAGATCGCCGAAGCCCTTGGCCGCAAGCGTGGCGCAATTCTTCGGCGGGTGCGCGAGCTCGATCTCGCCCGTCGAACCGATCAATCGTACCGGAACCACACCGATTATTTCCGGCAGCGAAAGGTCGGGGCATGATTCAGATGGACCTTCTCGCCTACCAGCCACCCGCCCAGCGCCACAGCGAGACGAGCGTAGACGCAGCCGAATCGATCCGTGATGCCGTCCCGTCGCTGCAATCTCTTGTTCTGAGCGCCTTCCGCCGCGCCGGCTTAGCTGGAATGACCGATCCCGAGCTGCTCGCCGAAATGATTGGCGCTGGCTTCCGTGGCCGCGAAAGCACAATCCGCGCCCGGCGCATCGAGCTCACCAAATCGAAATGGGCCGAGAAGTGCGGCTTCTCTTATCCGCCTCTCGTTGACAGCGGAGGAAAAAGGAAATTCGGCACAGCGCGAACCGATAGCACGGTCTGGTGTTTGCGGGAGTTTGTGAACGGGGAGAAGCGGGCTTGAGTGGCTATCTCGATTTCCTCGATCGCAAAGAATCCGTCGCGCCAATGACCGGTATGAAAGAGGTCCCGCCGCTTCACCGTGCGCTCAAACCATTCCAGCGCGACATCGTGTCCTGGGCATTGCGTCGCGGCCGGGCCGCTAATTTCTGTGCGACTGGGCTCGGTAAAACCATTCAGCAGCTTGCGTGGGCCGATGCCGTCCAACGGCACACGCAAGGGACGGTTCAAATCCTGACGCCGCTTGCCGTGGCAGAACAGACAATCTCGGAAGCTGCGAAGTTCGATATCCCCGGCGTGGCCTATGCGCCTGATCGCCAATCGGTCACGTCGCGCATCACCGTGACCAATTACGACCGGCTCGAGAAATTCGATCCTTCGGTATTCGCCGGCGTGGTCGCGGACGAATCGAGCATAATCAAGGCGCACGATAGCCAAACGCGCATCGCGATGATTGATGCGTATGCGCGGACGCCGTGGAAGTTCCCATGCTCAGCAACCCCGGCGCCGAACGATTGGGTCGAGCTCGGGAACCACGCGGAGTTCCTTGGCGTCATGACCGAAAAGGAAATGCTCGCGACATTCTTTGTCCATGATGGATCTGTCAGGGCGCATGGCGATGCCGAATGGCGGCTGAAACGTCACGCCGAGAAAGATTTTTGGCGCTGGCTCGCGTCTTGGGCCGTGGTGATCCGCTCACCCCGCGACCTCGGATATGAAGAAGCGGGTTATGATCTTCCGCCACTACACAAGCACCAAGTAACGGTTCCCGTCGAGTATGCGCCCCAGGCGGGGATGCTGTTCCCGATGGAAGCGCGGACCCTAGGAGAACGCATCGCGGCGCGGCGCGATAGCATCGATGATCGCGTGGCGGCGGCGGCAAAACTGGTTGCTCAAAAGCCCGATGCGCCTTGGCTAATCTGGTGCGGCCTTAACCAAGAAGCAGATGCGCTAGTAAAGGCCATTCGCGGGGCCGTGCAGGTCCAGGGGTCCGACGAGCGCGGCATTAAAGCAAAGCGACTGCTCGGCTTTAAGGAGGGCGATCCTCTCTACCTCATCAGCAAAACCTCGATCGCCGGATTCGGGCTCAACTATCAGCACTGCGCCGACATGATCTTTGTCGGCCTCAACGATAGCTTCGAGCAATTGTTCCAAGGCGTTCGACGCTGCTGGCGATTTGGCCAGACGAGGCCCGTCAATGTCTATCTGATCGCATCAGAACTTGAAGGCGCTGTGGTCGAAAATCTCAACGCCAAAGAGCGCGACTACGAACGCATGTGCGACGCCATGGCTGAGCATATGCGAGACCTGACCTGCGAGGCGGTGAGGGGTTCGCATCACGAAGCGCCAATTTATCAACCCTCGCATACGATGGAATTGCCCGGATGGCTGGCGGCATGAAAGTTCTCGACCAAACCAAAGGCGACAACTTCGCCCTGTACCGGGCGGATTGCGTGGAAATGCTGCGCGGTCTGCCCAGCGATTCAATCCACTACACAATCTATTCTCCACCGTTCGCCAGCCTTTACGTCTTTTCGGACGATCCGCGCGATCTATCGAACTGTCGCGACGATGAGACCTTCTGGCAGCACTACCGCTTCGTTTGTGAAGAACTGTTCCGCGTGACGATGCCGGGGCGTCTCGTTTCAATCCATTGCATGCAGCTTCCGACATCGAAACTGCGCGACGGGTTTATCGGTCTCCGGGATTTCCGCGGCGACATTATCCGCGCGCATCAAGCGGCCGGGATGATCTACCATTCCGAAGTCTGCATCCGGAAAGATCCGGTGTCGGCTATGCAGCGGTCCAAATCGATCGGCCTATTGCATAAGCAACTCGTCAAAGACTCCGCCATGAGCCGCATGGCGGTTGCCGATTATGTGGTGACGATGCGAAAGCCCGGTGACAATCCAGAGCCAATCGCGGGAGAGTTCGATGCTTATTACGGTGCCGATAGTGGCCCGGCGAAAGAGGGGCCGCGCGATGAATGGGGCCGGCATCCCGCCGATAAATACAGCGTCCAAGTTTGGCAGCGTTACGCCGAACCTGTCTGGATGGACATTGCTCAATCCGATGTTCTGAGCCGATCAGCGGCTAGGGCGGAAGCAGACGAACGTCATATATCGCCTCTGCAGCTTACGGTAATCCGCCGCTGTATCGATCTGTGGAGCAACCCAGGCGATGCCGTTCTATCGCCCTTCGCCGGCATTGGCAGCGAAGGCTATGTCGCACTTGAGCTTCAGCGCCGTTTCCTCGGCGCCGAACTCAAGGAGAGCTACTACAAACAGGCCGTTGCGAATCTGACCGCAGCCGAACACGCCAAGACGCGTGGGACACTATTCGACATGATGGTGGCGTCATGACCCAGCGCATCCGCATCTACGCACGCCTGATTCACGGCGATCCATTACCAGAGAACGCCAAGCTCGTTTCCAAATTCGAGGGACAACCTCACGGAAAATACGGGACTTTGATCGAGATCCCATCGGAGCCGAAAAACGCGAGGGGAAAGAAATGACCCGCATCTGCGAATACCCCTCCTGTGGCAAGGAACTCATCCGCCGTCCTAGTGAGCGTCCAGGCCGCTTTGCCCAGCGCCATTTCTGCGATAAGGGACAATGGAATTTCCACCGTCCGTTTTCCGCAAGTAAAGCGGCCGGCGCAGAAATAAATTTGAGGGACGGTGGGAAATCTCTGTTAGATGAGATAGTCGCATGAAGCGACATCTCATCATCAAACGCCAGTTCATCAAGCGCCGCGCTCCCCGCGAGCATATGCACGCCAGCGTCCTCATGTCTTGGGTGCGGGCGCAGCGGCCTATTTCACCGTCAGCAGCATCACCGCTCACCGCGTCAAAAATCGGGCACGAGTCGGGTAACACCGAGAAAAGAGCCGCAGAGTGAAACAAGCGCCAGTACCGGCTGATCTCGACCTGTCATCGCTCGACTACTTGCCGCTGATGGTCAATCGGCTGCTATCAAGCGATACGTGGCTATTGGCTACTGGCGACGAAGCAAAGGCCGCTGTGACGCTCTGGTGTCGCGCGTGGCACCAAGTGCCAGCCGGATCGCTCCCAAGCGACGACCGCCTGTTAGCGGCGCTGTCCGGCGCTGGCTCAAAATGGAAGAAGGTTAAGGCGGTCGCACTTCGCGGTTTCACCGTCTGCGAGGATGGCCGTCTTTATCATACCGTGCTCTGCGCGATCGCGTTGGAAGAGCAGCGCAAACGGCTGGCCCACCTCAGCCGCCGCATGGCGACAGGTCTAAGGGCCACAGTCTTCGAGCGGGACAAGTTCACATGCGTTTACTGCGGCGATACTGAAGGTCCTTTTGAATGCGACCACGTGATACCGGCGTCGCGCGGGGGCACGTTTAGCCTTGAGAACCTTGCCACGGCTTGCCGCGACTGCAATCAAGAGAAGGGCGCCAGAACGCCAGAAGAGTGGCGGCAATGAAATCGGAACAAGAAAAGCGCCAGCCCTGGATCAAGTGGTATCCGACCGACTGGCGAGCCGATCCGAAATTGCACATGTGCTCACTGGCTGCGCGCGGCCTTTGGATTGAAATGCTCGGCTATATGCACGAGGCGGAAATTTACGGCCGGCTGCTGATCGCATCCCGTGTCCCCGACATGAAAGAATTGGCGGCGCTTGTCGGCAGCGATCCGAAAACCGTGTTGCGCTGCTTCGAAGAACTGAAGAACAATGGCGTCTTCAGCATCGATGAAAGCGTTCCGTATTCGCGCCGCATGGTCAGGGATAAGGCTAAGGCGGACGCCGATAAAGCAAACGGCGGAAGGGGAGGAAACCCCAGGCTTAAGAGCGGTAATAACGGCGGCTATAAGCCACCGGATAACGATGGGGTTAACCCACCGGATAAAGCCCATATGCCAGAGGCTAGATGCCAATCTTCCGAAGCTAAAGCTTCGGGCGCCGACGCGCCTTCGCTTGAAGCTGAAGTTTTCCGCCGTGGCAAGGAGCTTTTGGGCGGGAAAGCTGGAGGCCAAATTACCAAACTCCGCAAGGCTTTAGGTTTCGATGATGTTGCCGTGCTTGCGGTTTTTAACGAAGCAAAATTCAAAGACAACAAGGCGGAATGGGTCGCTGGTGTGATCAATCACCGGAACGCGCCGACGCCTGAGGTTGAAAGGCCGTTCGGATGAGCGCCGATCTGCTTCGCCGAAACGGCATCACTTTGCGAAATTCCGCGCTCGGGAATCACAAGGCCTCATGCCCGAAATGCTCTCACACGCACGTCAAGCGGCGAGGGGCGAAAGATCTCTCGGTACGTGTCGAAGTAGGCGGCATCAAATGGAATTGCTTCCGCTGTGGATGGAAGGGGATAGACAATGCTGAGCAAACACCACCAAGAAATTCTGGAAGCCCGCGGACTCGACGCGGAGCTGCTCGATCGGCTTGGCGTGGACAGCTTCGACAAGCAGTCTGGTGATTGGGTCGCAATCCCGTATGTCGATAGCGGCGAGACGATCAGCCACAAGTACCGCACGATCGCGGGCGATAAGAAATTCTATCAGGACGCCGGCAAGCGGGCGGTCTTTTGGAACATCGATTGCCTGCGTGATCCGACACTAGCTTCTCAGCCCGTAATCGTCACGGAAGGCGAATTTGACGCCATGTCCGCGATCCAGTGCGGCTATCAGCGCACGATTTCCGTTCCCAACGGCGCTCCAGCTCAAACGACAAAGGACGACAGCGGCACCCGATACGACTTCCTCGAGGACGCACGCCCGCTGCTGCGAGATTGCAATGAAATCATTCTAGCGACAGACAGCGATGAGCCGGGTATCGCGTTGATGAACGATCTGGCCATCCGATTAGGCAAGGCTCGCTGCAAATGGCTGCGATACCCGAAGGGCCTCAAGGATCTGAACGAAACACTAGCGAAGTACGGGCACAAGGGCGTCGTCGAGACCATCAACCGCGCTCAGTGGTGCAAAGTCTCTGGCATCTATCGGATGTCGGAACTGCCGCCGCTGCGTCAAGCAGTCGCGCATTCAATCGGCATCGCGGGGCTGGATCGGCATTACAAGGTCAGACTGGGCGATCTCTGCGTCGTTACTGGCGTTCCTGGTCACGGCAAGAGCACCTTCATCAATGAGGTCTTTGCCCGCATGGCCATCCAATACGGGTGGGTGGGGGCGTTCGCCAGTTTCGAGCAGCGGCCACAGAATGACCATCGTCGCGCGTTGCGGACATTTCTCAACCGGAAATATGAGAAGGACCAGTCCGAGGGCGAAATCGCCTGTGCCGACAAATGGATCGATGAAAAATTCTCGTTCATCGTTCCCGATGAGGACGACGACCCCACGCTGATTTGGCTTATCGAGCGTATCCAGGCCGCAGTGATCCAGCACGGTGCCAAGATCGTCGGGATCGATCCGTGGAACGAACTTGAGCATCGCCGCCCCGACAATATGAGCGAGACGGAATATACGGGCGATGCGCTGCGCCAGCTACGCCGCCTCGCACAACGGCTGAATATCCACCTAATCGTAGCCGCTCATCCTACGAAGATGGATGGCAAGGACGGGAAAATTCCGGTTCCAACGCTCTACTCGATCGCCGGCAGCGCGAATTGGGCGAACAAGCCGGATGTTGGCATCGTGATCTATCGCGAGAAAGAGCGCACCCGGATCATGGTGCAGAAATCTCGCTACCACGACGAAATCGGCGTGCCCGGCGAGCTGGAAGCGATTTTCCTCCGCGATCAAGGCCGATACGAAATCATCTCGCACGAGCAGGGTTACGGTGAGGTCGCATGACCACCCTAAACATGATCGGCTTAGGTCTAATTGTCCTCGGCGGCTCGATGCTTGGCGACCTGGTCTCGCACTATGGAATGGGGATGCCTGATGGTGTTTGGCATCTTGCGCTTGGCTCGGCTGGCCTCATGGTGGGCGGGGTCGTGATCGGCAGCATAAAGGATGAGTCATGACTTCGGCCGACATCCTGAAGGGTTGTCGCGCCATCGCTGAGTTCATCGGTGAGACAGAAGCCGCGACCTATCACCTTTTGGAGCGGAGCAAGCTTCCCGCTTTCAAATGGTCCGGGAAGTGGCGGATGAAGAAATCTGCCTTCCATAACATGATTGCCAATTTAGAGACCGGGCAAATTCTGGCGAATCCAGCGTCACGTGAAACATCGCCTGGGGCGCATCCGTGATGGACGGCTTCGTATCGACATCGCTCCGTCGCGCGCCATCCGCCTTCACGGATGAGCAGATATCGGACCGTCAGCACGCCTACGAGGCGAGACTCTTCCGGGAGCGCGGGAAGATCGTAATCGAGGAAGGGGACTGCGCCGACAACGTGATCGTGCTGGCGTGGTTTCGGAATATGGCAAAGCGGAGGTTTGGATGATGGCGCAGCTTCACATTGAGATCGACGAAGAAAAAATCAAATCCATGGTTAATGCCGCGTGGGAGGAAAAACGGGCCTCACCGGCCGAAATCGACCGCGTAACGCGGCTCGTATATGGCGCGATCAAGGGATGGCAAGACGGCGTGATGGCCGATCTTGAGGATTACGATGATGCTGTTGCCGCCAAGGAAAGCAGCGGTCCGCTCGATATTTCGCGTGAAACGGCGACTAAGATTTTGAACGGAACGGCTTAACACTCAGCTACGGATAGAAGGGGAACTGACAATTGGCACGATCGGGACGCAAGGCCGGGCTCGCCCGGCGTTCAAAGGCAGAGCAAAAACGAGACCTTCGGCAGCGAGTTGATAGGGGTTCGGACATGATGCGCTTAAAGCGGCTCGCACTTTCCGGTGACGAGCAAACGCCAGTCGACTTCCCGATCGAGGTTATGTTCTCGCTCGGCATGCTGAGCGCATACGCTGGTGAAGACCCCCGGGAAGCATCGGCCCGGCGCGATAAGGCTTGGCACTTCGCTTCGATGGCATGGTCGGCATACGGCGCACCGTTCGCCGGTTGCGAGGCCGTCTACCAACGCATGGTGGCGGGATCAGGGGAGGGCGTAGGTAGCCCACGGTCCTCGCATGACGGCGATAGCGCCGGACAGATACGCTCGTCCGCTCGGCTCGCCGCAATGTATGCCACGCTTCGTGCGCCCGGGCAGTCCCGTGAAATGCTCACCGCGGTTCAGAACGTCGCGCAATATCTCCGCATGCCCCGGCTCGTTATGGTGCGGCGACAAGGGCTATTCCCGAGAGCGACAGATGAGCGGGAAATCGCCCTGGTGCGCGACGGGCTACAACGGCTAGTCGATTTGGAAGAGTCACGCGCTAAAGCTGCTTGACCAGACCAGCGAATTGTGGCATGTCTCCTTAATAGCTAATCGGAATTGTGCCTGGCCGCTGAAAAACGCGCCGGGCACTTTTCATTTCAGGCCCTTCAATTACGCCGCGGCCTCGTAAGGCCGCGCGATTGATTCGAGCGGCACGTTCCATTCGGTGTGGATCTTCCAAGCCATCTCAATGGTGATCCGATTCCCGTTTTGGGAAGATATTGAATTGTCCACTAAACAAGTGTGATTTACAGCAATGCCAAAAGGAGCCCCGAAGGGTACGCGCCCCCCAGCCGCAGGCAAAGGCCGCCCGAAAGGCGCAGAGAACAAGGTTACCCGCGAGGTGAAGGAAATGGTGCTGATGGCCTTGGATAAGGCTGGTGGCATCAACTACCTCGTGGACCGTGCGCTGGACACACCCGCATCATTCCTCGCTCTGGTCGGGCGCATCATTCCGCAGCAAATCAATGCAACCATCAAACGAAACATCAGCGAGTTTACCGACGAGGAACTTGCTGCGTTCGCAGGCTCAGAAGATAGCGGCGAAGGAACTGAAGCGCCGAGCAAAGGCGCGATCGGGTCTGATCGCATTCACTGAATACACAAAGCCTGATTATCGGCCGGCCTCATTCCATCACATAATTGCGGGACATCTCGAAGCGGTAGAGCGAGGTGATATTAAGCGGCTCATGATCTCGATGCCGCCGCGGCATGGGAAGAGTGAGCATGTTTCGGTACGCTTCCCGGCCTACTATTTGGCCAAGCATCCGAACCACCAATTCATCTCGGCGAGCTATGCGGCGGAGTTGGCTTTCGACTTCGGGCGGCAGGTTCGAAATCTGATCGACGGGGCCGAATACAGAGCGCTGTTTCCGGGTGTCACGTTGGCGGCAGATAGCCAAGCGAAAAATCGGTGGCACACTAAGCAGGGCGGCGTCTATATCGCTGCCGGATTGGACGGCGGCATTACGGGTCGCGGCGCTCATGTCCTTTCGATCGATGATCCGGTGAAGAGCCGGGCCGAGGCCGAAAGAGAGGTCGAGCGCAAGAAAGCCTGGGACTGGTATTCGGGTACGGCCTACAACCGCCTGATGCCGGGCGGCGCGATCATCCTCACGATGACGCGCTGGCACGAGGATGATTTAGCCGGGCGTTTGCTGGCTGCGGAAGAAAATGGCGGCGATAAGTGGGAGAAGCTTATTCTCCCAGCGATTGACGAGAACGGAAAAGCTCTCTGGGAAGAGTCTTATCCGCGCCCGGTTCTGGACCAGATGCGTAAGGTTATGTCGCCTTACGACTGGGCATCGTTATATGAGCAGAGACCGAGACCAGTTGAGGGGTCATTCTTCTCTGTAAACGACCTTCTTATTCAAAACGGGGATAATCACGCTCCTGTGCCTATGCCGAGTCTATGCGATTATGTGTTCGCAACGATAGATTCTGCGACGAAGACCGGCAAGGATAATGACGGAACGGCTGTTATTTATTGGGCGCGCTCCAAGAATGTCGGGCACCCGCTCGTAATTCTGGATTATGATATTGTCCAAATCGAAGGGGCATTGCTCGAAACGTGGTTGCCGCAGGTGTTCAAACAATTAGAGGAATTCGCGGCCACGACGAAAGCCAGGGTGGGCAGCGTCGGCGTCTGGGTTGAGGATAAGGCCTCTGGCATGATCCTGTTGCAGCAAGCGCAACGGCGCGGCTGGATGGCCCAACCAATTGATAGCAAGCTAACCAGTGTCGGCAAGGTGGAACGGGCGATCAATATCAGCGGTTACGTCTTCCGTAAAATGGTAAAGTTTAGCCAAACCGCCTATGACCATGTGAAGCCGTACAAGGGAAGTTCTAAAAACCATTTGCTGTCCCAGATTCTTGGGTTCCATATCGGAACGAAGGACATGGGCGATGACGATTTGCTCGATTGCTTTAGTTATGGCGTGGCGATCGCGCTAGGCAACGCTGACGGGTTCTGACCGAGGTTTGAATGGCAGCATTCACGATTACCGGTCCAAATCTCGGGAATGCGCTGCAGAAGTTCTTGGCTGCTGCCGATATTCTTCCGGGGGATCAGCCCAGCTACCAGACTTGTAAAACGATCCTCGTCTATCACCCGCTTGGCGGGAAGATGACAGAATCGCCTGTCAAGCGGGCCCAGAGCCAAGAGCGCACCATTGAGATTCCCGGCGCGCCCGATCGAGTTAAAGATGCCTTTCGCAAGGAGTGGCTGCGCCTCAACGCGACGCGCAATATCCGCAATGTGATGAAGCTGTCCCGCGCTTATGGGATTGCCTCGATTGCTTTGCTGGAGCCGGGGGAAGATATGTCCCAGCCTCCGGACATGGAAACGCTCTATAAACGCAAGATCGCGTTCAACGTGTTCGACCCGCTGAATACCGCCGGCTCATTGGTGCTAAACCAAGATCCAAATGCGTTGGATTTCCAGAAGCATGACGATATCCGGGTAAATGGCGTCACCTATCATCGGAGCCGCACGGAGGTAATCCTTCACGGAGAACCGATCTATATCGAATATACGTCGTCGGCATTCGGATTCGTCGGCAGGTCTGTTTATCAGACGGTTTTGTTCCCGCTGAAGTCCTTTATTAATACGATGGTGACGGATGACCTGGTGACCCGTAAGGCCGGCGTATTCATCGCCAAGATCAAACAGGTCAGTTCAGCGGCCGATAATCTCTGGGCTCGATTGACTGGCTTCAAACGCTCGATTCTCAAAGAGGCCGAAATCGGCAATGTGATTTCGGTCGGCGACACCGACGATATCACGACGCTCAACCTGCAAAATCTCGACGGTGCCTATGGCATGGCTCGGGAAAATATCCTGAAGAATATTGCTTCGGGCTCGGACATGCCGGCGACGTGGCTCAATAACGAAACTTTTGTGAAGGGTTTCGGCGAGGGCTCCGAGGATGCGAAGAAAGAAGCCCAATTCATAGACGATATCCGCGAGCAAATGGCTCCGGTCTACAATTGGATGGACGGCATTGTTCAGTACCGTGCTTGGAACCCGGAATTCTATAAGACAATCCAGGCTGAATATTCTGAGCAGTATGGTGGCGTGGAGTACGCTGAGGCATTCTACAAATGGACGGAAGCGTTTACGGCAGAATGGCCGTCATTCCTTATCGAACCGGAGAGTGAGCGGGCGAAGGCCGATAAGGTGCGCTTGGACGCTCTGATTGCATCGGCCGAAGTGATGCTGGCTAATCCGGCCATCGATCCGGAGAACAAGGCGCGTGTTCTTGAATGGTTGCAGGATAACTTAAACGCCCTAAAGCTTCTGTTCCCGACCCAATTGGACATCGATTTCGATGCCTTGTTGGAGTATGTGCCGCCCGATATGCTTGGCGTCTCCGATGATGAGGACGAACCGAAAATGTCTCTGTCACCCGTCGAAGCGGAAGGCGCAAAAGCGCATCGTCTCCGCGCGGCATAGCTGATGGGAGAGATGTTCTCTGACATTGTTTCGGCAATGCAGGGTCTCGCTGCGTGTCTGCGAGCGACGGAATCGTGTCGCGCTGCGATGGTGCGGTTTCAAACAGCATGCGCTACCGGTGACTGGATAGCCGCTGAAATTGCCCGGGCCGAAACCCTCGCGGCATTGGAAGTATGTCTAGATGAATTTATGTCGGCGCAGCGCGTGGCGCTAGGGACTAAACCTGATGGCAAGGAGCGGTGAGGATTCATTCTACGAAGTCCTGACCGCAGCCGTTGCCGATATTGCCGAGCACGGATTTGACGACTCCAGCCGCGTTGCAAAGTGGCAAGCGGCACTAAGGAAAGCGGCTGAGACGACATTAGTTCCTGTCCAGCAACTGGACGAGATGCTTAAAGGATCTATGCGGGACATCTACCGCCGCATGGTCGAAAAGCAGGGTGTTCTAAAACATCATCCCGGCATTCAGCGCTGGACCATTGAGAAGCTGAAGCCTCGGCTTCGATTGGAGCTCGACAAGAGGATATTGGCCTCTGCCGACCTGATTAAGCTAAACCGCCAGCAATCCATTGCCCACACACTGAGGCGGTTTTCTGGCTGGGCAACGTCTATTCCCGCAGGCGGCACGGATCAAACGGATCGGAACAAGATCAAAGCCGAGGTCCGAAAGCCGCTGGCGCAAATGAATTTCGAAGCCAGACGCGTTGCGATTGATCAGGGCCACAAGCTCATATACTCGATCAACGATATCGTTGCCGTTGATAACGGAGCGATTGCAGCTCGGTGGAAAAGTCATTGGCGCCAACCCGGATATAATTATCGAGAAGATCACAAGGAGCGTGATGGTTTGATCTATGCCATCCGCGGTAGTTGGGCGTTCGATAAGGGTCTGATGAACAAAGGCGCGGGCTACACAGACGAAATCACGGAACCGGCGGAAGAGCCGTTCTGTCGCTGCCTGTACACGTATCTTTATGCGCTTCGATCACTGCCTGATGACATGCTGACCGCTAAAGGGCGGTCAGAGCTAGAGCGAACGCGCGTCGCCTGATGAGGATCGATCTAATGACCGCTATTACATTTCCGCGGGCGCAACACGCCGTCGCGCTGATCGCCGCTGGCCTTATCTTCGCGCCCGTCGCGACACTGGCTCAGGTTCCCGGTCCGAACGGCACCGGATCGATCACGCGTCCGAATAATATGACGAGTTACGGGACGGGGTCCGTTACTAAGCTTCTCGCCAGCAATACGACAGGTAATGCGACGCCCGTTACCATCACGATCAACAACACCACGCCGGGCAATGGCGATCTTCTGATCGATGCGCGAGTGGCGACGACCGATACAGGGGCATCCGGCGCGGCGGTCAAAGTCTCCCTATTCTCGGCTACCCCCACGCTGACCGGACTAGCAGACGGCAGCACTTATGCCGGCCCCTATAAGGCCGATCTCCCGTCATTCATCGGCTATCTGACGTGCTCGACCTTTTCTCCCACAACGGACGGAACGCCGGGTTATTACGCCCAGTGCTCTGGCTCGAATATCCTGGCCCAGCCGTTGCGGTTCCAAGGTGGCCCCGGATCGTCGACAACGCTTTATGGGACGATTGAGGTAACGACTGGCTTCACGCCGATCGCGAACTCCGTGTGGTCCGTCAATCTGTTCAGCATCTATTGATGCCGATATGAGCGGCAATCCATTTTGCTATCCATGGTCGACGCTTCCCGGCACACCTTGGCCCTCGATGCTGCCGGTCATGCCTCTGGGCGGGCAGGTCTTGCTGCCGCTGGCGACGTTCGATGACACGCAGGTGTTCTGGGCAGGGGCTGATTTCGGCCGGCTGCTTCAAGCGGCGAATGTTACGATAAGCGACACTTTCTCGATCTCAGCTTATGTGATCCAAGGTACCGATCCTGACGCCAACATGCATTGGGTCGGCGAGGCCGCAGTTGTGAACGGCCTTGCTCCGCCCTACGGGACGGGTTGGCCGCTCTCTGGTGTGCGTCGGCAGTGGGGTCCGGGGATTGCAAATGTTACCTATGGATTTGTTGCGTCAGCCACGCTGAGCGACGGGACGGTGGTTACGCAAGGGTCTCAGGGCTCCTGCATTGCGACGGAAGTGGTGTAGGCGCGCGCTGGTAGTGCGCGTTAGCTCAAGGAATCGTAGCGACGATGATCTCATCGCCAGCCTGAGTTTCCAACCAATACCGGCCGTATTCTGTCACATACGCTGATTTTAGCGTTTACACGCCTATCTGTTCAATTCCGCCGCCATCCTTGAAGGGGGAGGCTGACGCATGCCTTCCGTTTCGGAAAAACAACACCGCGCCATGGAGGCTGCGGCGCACGGCAATAGCACGCTCGGCATTCCGCAGAGTGTCGGCAAGGAATTTGTCTCTGCCGATGCGCAGGGTGGAGCTTCTCAATCGTCGGAGCAGCGTCCTGCGCTTATTCGAGCGGCTGGCATTCTCATCGTCGATAAAGACGGTAGGGCACTGTTCCTTAAGCGTGGTCCCGGCGGCGATAATCCCGGAGAGTGGTGTTTTCCCGGCGGTCGTCTCGAAGATGGCGAAAGCCAGATTGACGCCGCTATCCGGGAGACCGAGGAAGAGTCTGGATTCAAAGCGGAAGCTTCGAAGCTTCTGCCGTGGGTCCGGAGCATCAGTAATCGCGAGACAACCGGCGCGGTGCCTACGCCTGTTCCCGGTGAGGTCGGTCCTATTACCGCTGCCGGCGGTGCGCCGTTGCCCATCAGTGGCGTTCCGTCCGGTGATGCGATTGTCGCGGAAGGGCGAGTCGATTTTGCGACCTTCCTGCTTCGCGGAGCCGAGCAATTCGTCCCCGATATCGATAAGTCGGGAGAGCACGTTGCCTATGCCTGGGCACCCGTCGATCAACCGCCGGAGCCGCTTCACCCTGGATGTCGGGTCGCGCTCGATCGGTTCACGATGGACGAGCTCGGGATTGCTCAATCCATTGCCGATGGCCGTCTCGTCAGCCCGCAGAAATATCAAAATATCTGGCTGTTCGCGATCCGCGTCACCGGAACGAATGTCTCATACCGGGATGAAGTCAAAGATCCGGAGACGGGCGAAATCAAACGGGAAGCTGAATACGTTTATCGCCGACCGGAGAATTATCTAACCGCAGAATTTCTCGCGCGCTGCAACGGACTTCCGGTCGTCATCCAGCACCCTGAAGGGAACATGCTGGATGGCCAGGAATTCAGCAGCCGCGTCGTTGGTACGATTTTCCTGCCTTACATCAAGGGCGATGAAGTCTGGGCGGTTGCCAAGATTTTCAATGAACTTGCCGCACAGGCAATGTCTGAAACCCAATTATCCACATCTCCCGGCGTTGTGTTCGTCGGCGGGACCAATGTGCCACTGACAATGGAAGACGGCAGCAAGCTTCTCGTCGAAGGGAAGCCAGCTCTGCTCGACCATCTCGCGATTTGTCCCCGCGGCGTTTGGGACAAGGGCGGCGACGCCGCTGGTGTTGAATCAATCGAAGCTAGAAAGGATGCATCGATGAGCGACGAAGAGCGCGCCCGCAAGGACGCCGAAGACAAGTCCGAGCAGGCGCGTGCTGACGCTCGGAAAGATGAAGATGGTGACAAGATGGAGCGGTTGCTTGCTGGCATCGATTCCATCACGAAAGCCTGCGACAACGTCACGAAGCGCATGGATGCGGTGACCGCTCGCATGGACGCCATGGAAGCCGGAAAACCGGAAGAGACGGCGGCCGACAAAAAGGATTCTCGGAAGGATGCCGAGGAAGACGAGAAGCGCGAAGACCGCAAGGATGCGCGTAAGGATTCCGAAAAGGAAGAAGAGCGCAAAGACGCCGAGGATGAGAAGAAGGAAGAGGAAAAGCGCGCCGATGAGGCCCGCAAAGATGCCGTGGTCACGGGCCTTCAGGCTCAGATTGAGGCGCTTCAGAATCTCATCCCGAAGGCTCGTACCGACGCGGACAATGCAACGATTGCGTCCACATGGACGGCCACCAATCCGATCATGATCGCGCTCGGCGACAGCGCCAGCCAAGCGCTGCCCGGCGAGATGCCGATGGCTTATCGTCGCCGCCTTCTTGCCCCGATGCAGGCGCACAGCCCGGCGTGGAAGGACATCGATCTGGCGAAGCTGGACGAAAGCACCCTTGGGGTCGCCGAAACGCAAATCCGAAAGGATGCGATGGCGGCCGCCAAGAGCCCGTCGAGCGCAGGCAACACTGGCCTCCGCATGATCAGCGAACGCACTGAAACCGGTCACACCATCAATACCTTCGTCGGTCATCCGGCGTCGTGGATGAACCCGCTCGCCGGCCCTCAGCGCAATTACGTCAAACGATGGAATCTCGGCAATAGGAGTGCCAACTGATGGTCGCGACCATTCCGTTCAACCCTTTCTCGACCACGGTTGGGCAGGGCCTTTTCGGCAAGACCTCGTACGGCCTTGTGCAGGGCACGGCCTATCCTGATCCGGCAATCCGCTACAAACTCGCACAGGGAACGCTCTCGCAAAGCGAGACGCTCCCGATGTGGGGTGGCGTCGGTATTTATACCGATCTCGGTGGCGCGTCGGGCGGTCCCATCCAGGCGCTTGGTACCATTATCGGCCGAGCGAGTAGCCTTACGAACCTGCTGGGCTTCTCGGTATTCGATCAGAACTATGCGATGGTCAACACCCCGCAATCGCCGGTTCCGCTCATCGGCTCTGGCGGCCAAGTGAACTATTACCGCCTCGGCTCCGGTGCGCGCATTGCGGTTTCGGCAGATGCTTCCCTGGTTAGCCTGCAGGGCGGCCTAACAAATGCCCAAGTCTCTTGGGATTTCGTCGCCCAAAAGCTTGTTCCGTTCTCTGCTGAGCACAGTTCAGTGGCGATCACCGGAGCGACGTGGGCCTCCACCGGCGGCGGTCAGACCACGTTCACGGTCGGAACCGATCTTACCTCGGATTTGAGCGCTGGCGACGATATTGATGTCTCCGGTGTCGTGTCGACGGGCGGCACAGGTGCTGGATACAACGGCAACTTCATCGTCGTATCGGTCGATAGCACGCATGTCGTTGTGTCGCAGGCTTCGCCTTCGTCTCCTGGCACCTATTCGTCGGGCGGCACGATCGCAGGGTTCGGCGGCGCGCTGCCGGTCCAGATTCTGGATATCCAGGCAAGCAACTGCCAGATCGTGGACTATTCCAGTCCAAATGCAACATGGGATTACGACGGCGCGGCTGCCGTCATTCTGATCTAAGGGAGCACCAGCAATGACCATTCAGGCCGCGGCATACGTCACCGTCTCGCCGCACTTCATGGAGCCGGAGATCCTGGTTCAATATAACCAGGCGTCCAGCTTCACCGACCTCTTTGCGGAGGGGCAACTTCGCGTCCGCATCGCCGAAGACGATCTGCTTGTCTACATGAAGCAGATGAATCTCCGCACCAAGATTGCGGCGGGTCAGGCTTCGTTCAACGAGCTTCCGGGCGTCGATATCTCGACTGCCATGCTCTCGACCGCAACCTATCTCTTCCAGGTCCGCAGCGAATACAACCACCACGATGTCGCCGCAGGCGGTCGTTGGGGTTTCGCTGTCCCGGAGGCGTATCGCCTAGGCATGCGACAGGCGAACAATCAGCTTGCTCGTGATGCGGCTCTCTACGGCATGAATCCGCAGAACGGCGAGGGCTTGCTGAATGCCCCTGGCGCGACCGCGGTCAATCTACCGCCGGACAGCAATGGCAACGATACGGTCGTCACCTACGACAACGGCCAGATGGCGTTCTTCCTGATGCAGCAGGTCTTGGACATCAAGACCCGCACGTATCAGCTCGGCAAGGGTCGGAAGTTCGCAATTCTCGGCCCGCAGCGGACGCTCGGCCTGTTCGAGTACAACGTTGTCCAGTTGACCCAGTACCAGCGCATCGGCGCTGGCACCGCGTCGACCAAAGAGACCTTGGAAAAGGTCATGATGGACAACGGCGATGAGCTTGTCTGGGGGTATGACGATACTCTGATCGGCAAGGGCAATAACGGATCGGATGCCGTGATCATCGCTATGCCGGAGGTCGAGCGCATCGACGGCAATCCGGTAGACACGAATATCTTCGCCTCGGTTTCGCCCGGTAGCCCGGTCTGCCTTACGCAGTACTGCGATATGGCGGCGCCGCGAGAGATCGTCTCCCCGCTGGCCGGTGGCGCGACCGACGTTCTGTCGGAATGGCGCCTCACCTCTGGCTGGGCTCCGCGCCCCCAGGCGCTCTCGATTGTCTCCATGCCCTATAGCGATTGAGGTCAGTATGCCCACGCTTTACGTCGCAAACTGCACCGATCAGCAGCAGAAATTCTTCTATCGCCCGGATTTCAATTCTCCGGGCTCGGCGCCGCGCCTGCAGGATATCCCTGCTGGCAAGCAACGGCTGATTTATGCCAAGGACGCTCCGATGGAGGCGGTCGAGAATATCGTCAAGCAGGCCACGCGCCATGGCATGATCGGTGTCGTCGAACTCAATCGCATGCCTCAGCGATCAGTCATTCCTTACGTGTTCAATGTCGACAAGCCCGTTCCCGAATCCGCCATTCGCGCGGTTCGCGATCACAATAAGGGGGTGAAGACATTGGACGGTAAGGATCGCCGCAAGGCGGCAGCAATCGCTGCGTCGAGCTTTGTCGATACCGGCGTGTTCGAGGTCGCGGTGAAAACCGAGGCAAACGATACCGAAGCGCCGAATCTCGATGAGGCCGTGATCGTATCGGAAGACGGTGGCCCAGTTTTGACGCCAACCGAGACGCGCCGCGGTCCCGGTCGTCCGCGCAAAGCTGCCTAATCGAAGATGAGCCTGAAACATCCGGGGCCGCCAACGCTTGCGGGGTTTCAGGCTTTTATCCGCGATATAATGCAGATACCGGTGATCAGCCTGCCTTCTGACGCACCGGTAATCTGCTATGTTTTCCAATTCTCGCTCGATACGGTGCTGCGCGCGATCTGCGTGGCGTCGCCTCTTGTCTACAATACCGCCGTCTATAATCTGGCGGGCGATCTCCTCATAAATCTGGCCCCGGATACGGCGGTAACGCCAGATTACTTCAAAGGGCTTCGAGAGAAGTTCAAATGCGGCCAATTCGCCTCTGGTGTGGTAACGAATGCCAGCGACGAGGCGACATCGGCTGGCATCGAGGTTATTGAGAACCTGCAGAATCTGACCATCGACCAATTGCAGAATCTCAAGACGCCTTATGGTCGGATCTACCTCGGCATCGCCATGAAATTCGGAACGATGTGGGGAATAACATGACCACCCTACGGCTCGGCGTCATCGACATTCCCTACGCCGAGAAGAGGGAGACTGCATCTCAACAGCGATCTCGTGCGAAAAAGAACCGCAAAGCGCCTGCGGCTGAAAGCGAGGCGGTTTCTACCGGTGATGTCGCGGAAATCCTCGAAGAAAAATACCATATCATGGAGCATTTCTTTGAGGCGAGCGCTGAGCGCATTGGCGATGTGATCGCTCATTCTCTTGCTGGCGCGCTGGAAACCGTGATGCAGGGAGGCAGTAATGGACCTCCGCCCTATGCCGCGGCCGAGAGCGAGATCAAAGAGGCTTTCGATCAATTTATCACGCTAGGCCTTATGGAGAATTTAGGATATCCTGGCGTTCCGACGAAAGCCGCGCTCGACGGCGTTTCGCATCGGTTCAAGCGCCCGCATGGAAAGCATCCTAGGCGCCCGTCTTTCGTGGATACGGGACTCTATCTCGCAAGTTTCATCGCTGAAATCGACGGCTGATGGCTGGCGTTACGGAAGCCGCCGCCACGGCAGGAACACCGATTGGCGACGTTCTGCAACTGGGCGTCGATTCTCTTTCTCTCGGTCAAGAACTCAAGTTTACGAAATATGTGCGGCTCGTCCTGCCGGTCGACGGGTTTGTGTTCCTCGTTCGCGCTGATCTGGTAACGCCGCAGCAATTGGCCTCCGCGGCTGGGACGGATACATTCGCGATCGATGCGCCGCTGACCTTCACCCAGAAGGGAAGCCTGCACTACGCAACGGATACGCACCAGGACGAGACCGAGACCTTCACCACGAACGCCGTGGTGTTCACGTCCGAGGCGGAGGTCACATTCCTCAACCTCTCGACGCCCTCGATCATTTATCTTGGTCAGATCGACGATATCCGCTTCTCCTTTTCAGCGAGAAAGCCGTTCTACCGCCAGGCCGATGTCTGGCATTACCAAGGGTCTACGCGGTGGTCCGATCTCGCGTCGCAAATCATCGACACCCAGGAGCAGCTGGATGCGATTTGCGAACGGGTAGTCAGCAACAGCCTGCCAATCTGGCTGCGACTTCAAGGCTACACGCCGGCCGTCGCGTTGCACGAGAACCCGGGCATCGTTCTCTATCCGTCATATCTTGTCCCGCGGAATCTGGCCCCCCCTTATGGGGTCGTCCACATCGAGCCGCAGGGTACGGTGGGGTTAGCATCGGCGCAAACCTTCCTTCCGAAATCGGGGCTTGCTCAGCTTTGCGTCGATGAAGTCGTCGTAACGCTCTACGGATACCGGAACGATGAGGCGATGGATTTTATCGCCTGGGTAGACCAGTTCACAGAATTCAATCCATACGTCATGGGCATGATGAACGTCCCCGTCGTGCGCGACGAGAAAAAAGGCCAGGTCGAGCTTCAGGCGATCGCCATGAAGAAGACGATCCAGTTCGAAATAAATTACTACCAATTCCGAGCGAACGACATCGCACGGCAGATAATCACCGACGCGGTCATCACCTACATCCCGGCCCCTCTTTAGGGGCCTTTTTCTTGTCCGAAAGGCCAATCCCTCATGGCGCAGAATCCCACTCCTAGCACGCTTCTCGTCACCAAGATCATCCCTGGCTCCAGCCTTACCGTTTCGCCGGCAAGCGGAACCGGCATCGTCACGATCACGAGTAATGGCCTCACCACTCAAGGCGCGCCGAGTTCACAAGACACAGCAGCAACGCTGACGGCCGCGCAACTCATTGCAGGCATCCTCACCTCGAATCCGAGTGGTGCGGTCAATCTGCAACTCCCGCTGGCGACTGCGATGGATACCGCGCTTCCGAGCACGGTCGCGGAGAATGCGCTCGACTTCTCGGTTATCAGCATCGCGGGCAGCACCAATCTTCCCACGCTCACGACGAATACGGGCTGGACCCTGGTCGGCGCGATGACCTTTACCGCCGTCGTCGGGAATGCGGGCCGCTTCCGTGCCCGTAAGACCGCAGCCGGAGCGTGGACGCTCTATCGCCTCGCCTAACCCTCGTGGCGCGTCGCCGCACTAAGCCAATCACCTCGTAAGGAGCGCGCCGGATGGCGAACCCGATCGTAATCGTAAACGTCAATCAGATCGTTGCGCCGACGCCAAACACGCTCCAACAGACGGGAGCGTTCATCTCGCAGGGCGGCACGACGCTGTCGGACGGCACGTATTCCCTTCTCACGCAACTTGCCGATCTGACGCCGATCCTCGCCGCGCCGCTGGCCGTCACGTCTCTGGCGTGGTCGGGCGGAACCGTTACCGCAACGACCACGGCGGCGCACGGGATTACGTCGGGAGACGAATTCCTGACTACCATCTCCGGAGCGACCCCAGCCGTCTATAATGGAACGGTTCTCGCGACAGCGACGGGCGCATCGACCTTCACGTATGCCCTCGCATCGGATGGCGGCACGACCCCGGCGACCGGCACCATCAAATACACGCCGCGGAACTCCGCGGAGTTGGTGGCGATGGCCACGACCTTCTTCGCCCAAGGTGCGAACACTGCTGTTTACGTTCTCGAGCTTGGTGCAGGTGAGCCAGCCGATGGCGTCACGGCGCTGGGCGATTTCATAACCGCTTCGCCGCAATTCTTTTATGCCTATCTTGTTCCGAGAAGCTGGGATGGCGTTTCTCAGTTTCTGGCGTTTGTGGCGGAGTTCGAGAGCAATACGGCCAAGACCTACTTCTACGTGACGACCACGACCGACACCTACGACAGTTACACCACACTGATGAAGTCGGTGTTCCTGCAGGTCGAGGCGCCAACGATTCCGACCACCGAATTCACGATGGCGGCGGATTTCTTCACGCTGCTGCATTACCAGCCTTCGAGCACGAACAAGGTCACGCCGTTCGAATACACCTTCGTGTTCGATGTCACCCCGTACCCGCAAATCGGCAACGCAGCTCTTCTTGCCGAACTGACCGCCGCGAATGTGAGCTATATCGGCACCGGTGCTGAAGGCGGGATCTCGGACGCGATCATTTTCGGCGGAAACTACGCCGATGGGAACCCGGTCAATTACTGGTACGCGATCGATTGGGCGGCGATAAACACGAACCTCAATGTGTCGAACGCTGTCATCAATGGTTCCAACAATCCGACGAATCCTCTCTATTACAACCAGCCAGGTATCAATCGCCTTGAAGCCGTCGCGGCCTCGACGATGGCGAGCGGCATCACTTTCGGCATGGTGTTGAACCCGGTGATCCAGTTGGAATTGACCTCGTCTCAATTGGGTGCGGCGATTGATGCTGGGACCTATGACAACTTCACCATCGTGAACGCGGTTCCTTTCGTCTCTTACACGAAGGATAACCCGGGCGACTACAAGATCGGAAAATACGCGGGCTACACCATCGTGTTCACGCCGCTGCGCGGGTTCGACAAAATTATCTTCAATCTCGATGCAACGAATTTCGCCTAAAGGGGAATAGAACATGGCCTTCACTAACACCCCCCAAGGCACGTTAAACCGCGCCAGAGGAAGCCTTTCCTATTCCGATAATTCGGCTCTGAATGTCATAGTTTCGAATCTAGGGGTCGAGGGAATATCCGTTTCCTTCGGGAATGGCGCCACGACCCGGATCGACACCATGACGGGGCAGGTGACATCGCCCGAGCCGTTCATCCCGGTCCGGCTCACAGTGAATCTGTTGCGAACCCAATCCCTTGCCGATCAGTATAAGACGCAGCAGGAACTCAACTCGCTGCTGGGTGACCTTACCTTCCGTACTGATGCCGTCACGCTTGGCGTCTATCAGTTCACGAATACAAGCATCGGCCGCGTCGGCGATATGCGCGTGAACGGCAAGGACGCGGGTTACGCAGTCGAGATCGACGGCACTTACAATATCAATTCGTCGATTTATGGCTGATAGATGGCGCTGAGCATCGATCGCAATTTCAAGCTCGTCATCCCGATTTATGGCGATGGCGATCAGGTAACGGCATGGGTCCATGCCACCCCGATCAGCCGCGAGGTGTTCGAGACCTATTTCCGCGTGCTGGGACGCACATTCTCTGCCATCCATGGCGATGATGAAGACTCTTTGGGCGCAACCGCCGGCCCCCGGATGGCCGCGCTCTTGCTCAAAGACGAAGCCAAGAAGATGGGCCAATGGGACGT